TTAAGTTTAGTTTTGACATTTATGAACCTTACAGTATGGGATTACTGTTACAAAGTATGCAGGTAGCAGCAGTCAACGCAGGCTATGTAAACTATCTACAAAATGCTCCATTTGTTTTAAGATTAGACATCCAAGGTTATGATGATGTTGGAAATATCTATACCGCTGTAAAACCTAAATTCTTTACACTAAAACTAGTTAGTTGTAAGTTTAGCGTCAATGAAGGCGGCAGCACATATAAAGTAGAAGGAATCCCATGGAACCATCAAGGGTTTGCTGATGCTACAAACATTACCTACACAGACATATCGATATCTGGAACTACAGGTAAAGGTACAGCCGAAGGCGGCTTTGAACCAGGAACAGTTGGTGATCTTTTAGTGACCGGTGAAAAGAGTCTATGTAGAACTATCAATGAAAATGAAAAACGTCTAGTAGAAGAAAAGAAGATTTTATTTCCGGACGTGTATGAAATACAGTTTCCTGATAACACTTATGAGATGTTTACAGGGAATCCGCCCCTAGAAGAAAAGAAAGCCACAGTAAATCCTAATGCTGCTGAGAAAAAAACTATCTTAGGAACTAACCTTGCTCCTAACCTAGGTGGTGCAGGAAACTATGGAAACAATCCTATAGGAAAATCAAGTTTTGGGTTTTCTCAGAGTTCTGGGGGAACATTTGTACCAAAGCGCAATGGTGATGTGAGAGATGAAAAAACTGGTATAGTGAAACGAGATAAAATGGCGATAGATCCTAAGAGCAGGACCTTCCAGTTTTCTCAATCACAATCGCTGACATCTATTATCAATCAAGTCATTGTTAGCTCTGACTATGGCATGAATGCTCTTAAAAAAGAAAATGTCACTAACGGTTTTATCAAATGGTTTAAACTTGATATACAAATAATGTTTCAACAAGACAAGTTTGATTCATTAACAGGTGACTATGCTAGAAAGATAATTTTTAGAGTAGTTCCTTTTTTAGTTCACGAAAGCGTTTTCAGTGCAGCAACAGCTAGTCCCGAAGGATACGGAGACTTAGCTACAAAAATATGCAAGTCCTACAACTATATCTACACTGGCAAGAACGTAGACATTCTCAAGTTTGATATTAATATTAACAATCTGTTCTATGCAGGTGTGAACCCTAGTGCCGAAGCTAAAGCAGGCAAACAGGCATCGCCAGACGGGCAAGGAACAGCTGAAAATCTTCCTAAGAAAACAGAAACTGGATCGGGTGATGCAGACAAAGCCGGGTTGACAGCTAATACGGGTAGAGCTAGACCATTTAGAGATCCAGATTTGATCAGTAAGTTTAAAGGCGGTTCTTCAGGAACTTCGACTGAAAAAGAAGTTGCAGAAGCTTTCCATAGCGCATTCGTTAAAGGCAGCAGCGCAGACATGGTCACTATAGATCTAGAAACTCTAGGCGACCCTTATTGGATGATTGACAGCGGAATGGGGAATTATTTTGCTCAGCCGGTTGGCGGTGGCGGAGTGAGTCAGATTACTAAAGACGGTACGGCTCACTATGAAGGAAATGATGTTTACATACATATAGGTTTTAGATCTCCTATTGATATTAACGAAGGACTGATAGATGGTAATGGATTATATAACTTTCCTAATGGCAAAACTGCGAGCAGTCCGTTTGGTGGAATCTATCGAGTAATAATGTGTGAAAATATTTTTAATGATGGTGTTTTCAAACAAAAATTAAAGTGCGTAAGGATGCCTGGACAAGCATCAGATTACGGCAAACCTAACACACCTGCTCCAGGCGGTAGTAAGTTTGCTATTGAAACTAAAGAACCAGTCAAACCAGCTAAAGACCTTGGCGATGCAGGTGAAGTAGCGGATCAACCTTCAGAAAACGGCGAAACACAAGTGGCATAATAAAGGAAAAACATGGCAACATTATCTAGACCAACAGAAGATTTACAACAGTCAAAAGACATCGGAGCAGGACCTTATCTTGCTAGAGTGGTAGATCATCTTGACCCTAGTTTTATGGGTGATCTAGAAGTCACGCTCTTAAGACAGCAAGGTAATACAGTAGCCGACGAAAATCAAACATACACTGTAAGGTATTGTAGTCCATTCTTTGGTTATACTGGCTTTGAGTTCATGGGAAATAACAAAGCAGATTTCAATGATACACAGAAATCTTACGGAATGTGGTTTGTTCCACCAGATGTTGGTGTAACAGTTATGGTTTGTTTTGTTGATGGAGATCCTAGCCAAGGTTATTGGTTTGGATGCATACCGCCACGCTTTGCTAATAATATGGTTCCGTCTATAGGTGGTACTACTGAAGTAGAACTCACAGAAGAAGATAAAAAGAAATATAATACCAAGATGCCTTTGCCAGTTGGTGAAGTTAACAAACGTCTCAACGGTAATCCTAATGAAGGCGATGAAACACAGATCGATACGGATAAGATAAAAAAACCAGTACACCCTATTGCTGACGCCTTCTTACAACAAGGACTTTTAGAAGACGATGTTAGAGGAGTTACGACTTCAACATCTAGAAGAGAAGCTCCGAGTTCGGTATTTGGAATCAGTACACCAGGACCGTTAGATAGGAGAGAAAATGCCAAGAAGGCTAAGATTGGTAGAATACAAGATGAAACAACCAATCCAGTTCCGGTAAGTCGTCTTGGTGGAACTACTATTACCATGGATGACGGAGATGATCGTTACCATAGAAAAAAACCAGCCGATGAAGGTCCTGTTGAATATGTAGATATTACCACAGCCAAGACAACCAAAGATTATCAACCTGACATTCCTTACAATGAATATTTTAGGATTAGAACTAGAACAGGTCATCAGTTGTTGATGCATAACAGCGAAGATTTAATCTACATTGCCAACAGTCAAGGTACTACATGGATAGAAATGACATCCATGGGAAAGATAGATATCTATGCTTCTGACTGCGTCAGTATACACACTGAGGCAGATTTTAATCTTAAAGCAGCTAGAGATATAAACATGGAAGCTGGTCGCAATATTAATATGAAAGCAGAAAGCGGCCGCTGGCAGGTTGAAGTTGCGACTGATTTAAATTTTTTAGTAGCAAACGATGCTAAGATCACAGTTGGTAACGATTACAATCTTCTTGTAGGCAAAGATAATAAAATATCTACTCACGGAACATTTAATCTTAACACAAATATAGACAATAAATTTACCGCTGGAGGATCTACTAATATAGGCAGCGGCAGTAATCATATTGAAAGCGCAGAAAAGATCTATATGAATAGCAGTGTTGTAGCTGCCCCTGCAGAAACAGCAGCGTTTGTTACACCATTAGCACTAAGATCAAATATAAGTGTAAGTACTGAAGTGGGGTGGAATCCTAAAAAATATCAGGCAGGAGAGTTCAAGAGTATTCTAAAACGAGTTCCTCAACACGAACCTTGGCCATTGCATGAGCATTTTGCTCCGACTTTACTAGATTCCGATAAGTTGGATAGGGAGACAGATTAATGGGATTAGCAACTAAAAAACTTTATAACAATCAAGTTGTAGCAGCAAATAAGGCATCTGTAGGATCCGAAGGATCTAGATCTTTTACCTATAGAGGGTTTAACTCTCAGGAATCTGCTAGAAACTATAAGCTCTACGATATAGATTTAGTCAAGCAAGATATAATCAACCATTTCCATATTCGTAAGGGAGAAAAATTAGAAAATCCTGATTTCGGAACTATCATTTGGGATCTGTTGTTTGAACCTTTTACACAAGAAGTTAAATGATTGATAGCCAAGGATGTTGAGGATATCGTCAACTATGATCCTAGGATTTCTGTCACGGCAGTAACAGTAGACAGCACAGATCAAGGAATAAGGATAGAAGCAGATCTTGTTTATATTCCTTTCAATATCAATGAAAGGATGACCTTTGACTTTGACCGAAGGAACGCGATAATAAAGTGACCACTTAATTTTCTAAGGTAAATATCATATAGGAAAACACAATGACCACGACTTCTAGACAGAATAACCTGATTTTAAATCAAGATTGGAAAAGGATTTATCAGACATTTAAAAATGCTGATTTCAAATCCTACGATTTTGAAAACTTACGTAGGGTTATCATCACATATCTAAGGCAGAACTACCCAGAAGATTTCAATGACTATATTGAAAGTTCTGAATACATGGCCCTCATTGACGCTGTTGCGTTCTTGGGACAGAGCCTAGCGTTTAGGGTTGATCTGGCCAGTCGTGAAAACTTTATTGATCTAGCAGAACGAAGAGACAGTGTTTTAAGACTAGCTCGTATGCTTTCTTATAATGCTAAAAGAAACGTTCCTGCACAAGGACTTTTAAAGTTTACTTCAGTCAGTACTACTGAATCCTTGCTTGACGGCAATGGTAAGAATCTTGCTAATCAGATCATCCAATGGAATGATCCAACCAACACCAACTGGTTAGAACAGTTTATTGTTGTATTAAACGCTGCGATGGCTGATAACACACAGTTTGGTCGTAGCCAAGGAACAAGCACCATACAAGGTATTCCTACTGAACAATATCGTTTTAAAACCACATCAGCAGACGTTCCTATCTATTCTTATTCTAAAACAGTTAGTGGTCGAGGTATGAGTTTTGAAATCGTGTCTACAAGTTTTTCAAATAGCACAGTATTCTATGAAGAAGCTCCAGTTCCTGCTAACCAACTAGGATTCATTTATAAGAATGACGGTAAAGGTCCAGCAAGTCCTAATACAGGATTCTTTTTAATGTTTAAACAGGGAAGTCTCGAGTTTGCAGATTTCACTGTTGACATTCCTACCACTAACGAAACTATCAGCGTTGGAGCACAGAACATCAATAATGATGATGTTTGGTTATTTTCTTTAAGTTCGGCAGGAGTACAACAAAATCAATGGACTAAGGTTTCAGATCTATTAGGCAACAATATTATCTATAATAGTATCGATAAAAATATACGTAACATCTACTCAGTCGTTACTAAAGAAAATGATCAGGTTGATCTAGAGTTTTCAGATGGAGTGTATGGAAATCTACCACAAGGAAGTTTCCGTTTCTATTATAGAGTCAGTAATGGTTTGTCGTATACAATCTATCCAAACGAGATGAAAGGAATCAGCATTGCTATTCCTTATTACAACAAGCAAGGTGTTAGACATACAATCACTGTAAATCTTGGCCTACAGTATACTGTCACTTCTTCTGCATCGTCAGAAAGTACAGACAGCATACGAGCAAATGCTCCTGCTCTATTCTATACACAGAATAGAATGATAACTGGAGAAGATTATAATCTTGCTCCGTTAGCAACCAGTCAAAATATTCTTAAGATCAAATCGATCAACAGAACTTCTAGCGGTATTAGCAGAAACTTTGAAGTTATTGATGCTTCAGGAAAATACAGCAGCGTCAATGTTTTTGCTGACGACGGTTATATCTATAAAGAAACTTCAGAAAAGAATATACTTTTCAAATATGCCAGTACTATCGATATTATCAACTTTATACGAAATACCATAGAACCTACTTTTGCTAGTACAGATGTTTATAACTTCTATCTCACAAAGTTTGATAGAACACCTTATACTTTTACAGATAGCAACTATATATGGAAACAGGTCACATCAACAGGTAATAAAACCACAGGTTACTTTGTCAGCGGAATCGATGGTAGTCTTTTAAAAGTTGGAACTTATACAACCAGCGTACTAAAGAGCGCCGCCCCGGGAGCACTATTAAGATTTGTTGCACCTGCAGGTAAATCATTTAGGAAAGGAAAGTTAGTTACAACTAATACATCGGATCCTTTGCAAACATCTTATATTTGGTCTGAAGTAGTTTCAATCGTAGGCGATGGAACTAATGCAGGTCGTGGTGTCCTTACATCAGGTCTCGGACCGGTTACATTTAATACAACTATTCCTAGCGGTGCCATAGCAGATAGATTTGTTCCTAGATTTAGTACATCTCTAACTGATGCTCTTGAACTTGAAATGATAAATCAAATATCTCAAAACTTTAACTTTGGTTTAAGATATGACATTGATACAGCATCTTGGAAAGTTATTACTGCTGGCAACCTTAATCTATCAGATGTTTATAACTCAGGTAAGGCAGGCGATACAACGAATGCAGGTTTAGATGCATCTTGGTACATAGCTTTTGTTAGACAAGCGGATCAATATTTTATACGCATTAGAGTTATGCATTATATATTTGGCAGTGTGCAACAAAATAGATTTTATTTTGATGGACAGCAAAAAGTCTATAATAGTGAAACAGGTACTGTAATAAAAGATAAGGTTAAGATACTGGGTATCAACACCGGCGGTGACCTGTTGACATCTATCAAACAAGATATCGATTTTGAAATCGACGAAACGATTAAGTTTGATGATGGGTACGAAAGCACCAAAGAAATAAAAATAGCATTTGCAGATTCTGATAATAATGGTGTTATCGACAATCCGGATGCATTTGAAAAGATAGTAGGGCTTGATAGTCTACATAACTTTTTGTTTTTTAAGAAGACCACCGATGCATCAGGTGCAACATACTATGACATTATCGATAACTCTGATGAGCTTATAATGATTTGGCCTAAAGAAACTACCGCAGTTATTTCAAACTATAACAACGGTCAGTTGGTTTATTTTTATGATTCTGCAGAAGATGTAGTTAAGCGTGTTGATAAAACAACCAATACATTTGTTCTAGAAAGTTCTTATAAGGCTGCGGTCGGTCGTGATAGACTCAAGTTCCAATATCTTCATAATGCTAACAGCGAAAGAAGGATAGATCCTAGTTCTAGTAACATAATAGATTTATTCATATTGACTAGAGCGTATGACACATCATACAGAAACTATCTTGCAGGTTATATTTCTACAGAACCAACACCACCTAACAATGATTCTCTAAGAGACACATTTGGTGTTAACTTAGATTTAATCAAATCAATCAGTGATGAGATTATATATCATCCGGTAAAGTACAAGGTATTGTTTGGCGCCAAGGCAAACTCAAAGTTACAGGCAGTTTTTAAAATAGTTAAGAACTCAAACAAGACAGTTAACGATAACGATATAAAAGTAAGAGTAGTGTCAGCTATAAATGATTTCTTTAGTGTTAACAACTGGGACTTTGGTGATCGTTTTTATCTCAGTGAGTTGATAACTTATATTTTGACAGCCACTGCTCCGGATATTAGCAACTTGGTTATCGTACCCAAGCAAGCAGACCAATCATTTGGTAGTTTGTTTGAGATACAAGCAGCACCGGATGAAATATTTGTTAACGGTGCTACGGTTGACGATATAGAAATAGTAACAGCTATCACAGCCGCAGAAATCGGCGCAAACCCATCAACAATAGTTAATACAACAGCGTGAGTAAGTAATGGCAGATAAAATTTATCCACAAAGTCAACTTCCAATAAGAAAGACTAAAGATCTATTGCCGAATGTTTTCCAAACACCGGCAAATAATAAGTTCATGGCCGCCGTGGTCGATCCTTTGGTACAGCCAGGAGTCTTACAAAAAACTGCCGGTTATGTCGGTCGAAGATATGGAAAAACTTATCGTGGTAGCGACATATATCTTGATACAGACAATACATTACGTAGTAGATATCAAGTCGAGCCAGGAGTCATTTTTAGAGAAAATGAAACCATACAGAATTTTTATGATTATTTAGATGTAAAGAATCAGATAAAGTTCTTTGGAAACGAAGTTGATAGAGATTATCTAACTACTAGCCAAGAACACTATAGTTGGAATCCCCCTATTGATTGGGACAAGTTTATTAACTTTAGAGAATACTATTGGCAACCAAGTGGTCCGCCTCCGTTGCAGATCTACGGACAGTCGGCAAAAATAACCAGCACTTATAAGGTAGAACTAGGGTTAGGATCATCTTGGGTTTTCAGTCCTGATGGTGTTACAAACAATCCTAAGATAACACTGTACAGAGGTCAAACCTATAAGTTTAAGATCAATGCTCCTAGTGAAGCATTTGTGATCAGGACCAACCCTGATCTAGGTTCATTGGTCTACAATCCAAATCTTGGATATAAGGCTGGATCAGTAGTTCTTTACAATGATCAACTTTGGAGAGCTAAAGTTGATGTGTTACCAGACGGCAGCACTATCAATGTTGATAGTCAAGACTGGGAGCTTATCAGTATCAACGACTATAACTCAATCTTTGATTACAACGATGGTATAAAAAATAACAAGATAGAGAACGGAACTTTAACATTTACAGTTCCCTATGATTCACCTGATGTATTGTTTTATCAGAGTGTAGTAAATCTTGATAGACAGGGTCAGTTCGTAATACAGTCAATAGTTGAAAATACCTACATCGATGTAACTAAAGATGTTCTAGGTAAATCTCAATACAAGAGCAGCAACGGCATAGAGTTTACTAATGGACTAGTTGTTGAGTTTATGGGCAAGGTCAGCCCTGAAAAATATGCAACGGATACTTGGTTAGTTGAGGGAGTTGGAAAAGCTATAACATTAACTAGATTTTCTGATCTTATCGTTCCGGTATTGTCTACAGATGTTCCTGAAGTTTTGTTTGACAATGCACCGTTTGATGCTGAACCATTTGATGATGCATCTGCATATCCAGGACAACTTGATTATATCACAATATCAAAAAACAGCCAAGATTCAAATCCGTGGTCACGGTATAATCGTTGGTTCCATCGATCTGTTTTAGAATATGCTTATACACAGCGAGGACAAGATTTTCCTGCTGATGAAAATCTCAGAGCAAAACGACCTATCATAGAGTTTAGATCAAATATACAGTTGTACAACCACTGTTCTATTGCAAAGACTCAGGTTGATTATATCGATACCTTTACAGATGATATCTTTAGTAAAATAGAAGGTAGTTCCGGATATAACGTCGACGGCGAGTTTTTGTTTGAAGGTGCAAGAGTACTAGTGGTAGCAGATACTGATTCTTTAGCTAACAACAAGATCTATACTGTTCATTTTATAAAGTTTGGCAACAACACGCAGATTACACTCAAAGAAGCTACAGATTCTCAATCTGTAGTTGGCCAGGGTGTATTGGTTCGCCGCGGCAAATCAAACTCTGGATTGATGTATCATTTTACCGGAGAGAGTTGGGTCAAGAGTCAGGCCAAGACTACTGTAAATCAATCTCCATTGTTTGATGTCTATGATGAAAACTATGTTAGTTTTTCGGATCCGGAAACATATCCTATTAGTTCTTTTAACGGCAATCCTTTAGTTAGCTACAAGATAGGCAACGGTCTGACAGATAGTCAGCTAGGATTCAGTTTAAGTTATCTCAATATTGATAATGTTGGAGATATTCAGTTTAACTGGGACTTTGGTTCTGAAACAGTAAACTATACAATCGATAGACAAGCTCTTTCTAAAAAAGTTGCTGTAGGTTATTTTAAAGATAACTCAACAGGAGGGTACGATAACGGCTGGACACTTACAGACCTGACCTATATCCAACCGTTAATTGATAGTGTTACTATACAAGAAGCCACTAACACCATAAAGTTGACCACTATAGATTGGGCGCAGGTCACGACTGAACCAGTTATTAACTTTTATCTCAATGGAGATAAGCTGACAGATAATCCATGGACAAGAAATAAAGATACTTTTACTTTCCAAGATTCTTTTTCTGTTAATGATATTATATCTGTAAAAATTGTTACAGATTTAGAACCAGTAACAGGTTACTATGAAATACCCGTTGGGCTAGAAAGGAATCCGTTAAACTCTCCATTGACTACATTTACGTATGGTCAAGCGATTGATCATATTGTTTCTGCTGTAGAGTTTGATACTGAGTTTCAAGGAAACATCCCAGGCAAATCTAATCTTAGAGATCTTGATGGATATCAAGATAACGCCAAGAGATTTTTAACACATTCTGGTTTGACTCCAGTTGCGATCGCATTGCTCTGTGATAAGACTAATAACATCATTAAATCTCTGCAGTACGCTAAGAGATCATACACAGAATGGAAAAGTAACTTTATTACCAAGGCGTTGGAAATAGAATACAACGAAAGTATTCCAGATTTTGTCGATGACATTATCAACGAACTATCAAGAACTAAGAACGGTGATTCGCCGTTCTCTGATTCTGATATGATCGGTTCCGGTGCATATTCTACTATTTCTTATACTGTAGAAGATACTGGAATAAAAACTTTTGCATTGTCTGCGCCATTTAGTTTAACTACCCTGTCTAGGAAAGCAGTTTATGTATATCTAAATGATAATCAGTTGCTACACGGACGAGACTATACATTCAACGATACTTTTGGTTTTGTTAATATATCTCTAGATCTGAATGAAAATGATCTAGTAGAGATAAGAGAGTATGTTTCAACAGCACATTGCTTTGTGCCACCAACTCCTACAAGTCTTGGTCTTTACAAGAAATATACTCCGAGCAAGTTTTTAGATGATACTTACAAAACACCTACCGAAGTTATACAAGGGCACGATGGTAGTATAACTGTCGCCTACGGCGATTTCAGAGATGATCTTCTATTAGAGATAGAATACAGGATTTACAATAATATTAAACAAGAGTATGATCATACTATTTTTGATATCGATGCTGTCTTGGGCGGATATTATGGTAATGCTATTTTTAATAAAGATGATTTAGATAATATTGTAGAACAGGAATTTTTAAAATGGATCAATAATACAAATATTGATTACACCAACAATACCTATTTTACAGAATATGAAACATTTACTTACAGTTATACCAATATGACTGATCCTACAGGTAAGCAAAACTTACCTGGATGGTGGAGAGGAGTGTATAACTGGTTCTATGACACCGATCGCCCACACAGATGTCCTTGGGAAATCTTAGGATTTAGCCAAAAACCAATCTGGTGGGAAAAATATTATGGACCTGCTCCATACACCAGCGGCAATCTGATTTTGTGGGAAGACATACGAGATGGTATCATTCGAGAAGGAGACCGTGCTGGAACATATCTAAGATATGCTCGACCAACAATACTAAGTCATCTTCCTGTTGATGTAGAAGGTAAGCTTCTAAGCCCGCTTGAGTCTGGGCTAGCCAACGACTTTGTTCTTATCAATAATAGAGGACCATTTAAGTTAGGAGATATATCTCCAGTTGAGTATGCATGGAGGTCAAGCTCAGAGTTTCCGTTTGCTATCACTATTGCTCTATGCCTATTAAAACCTTTCGAGTTTATAGGAGACAGCTTTGATCGCTCTCAGGTTAAGTTAAACAATCTCGGTCAGACTGTTAATGTTAATACAAATCTTCCTGTAACTTTAAATGATATAAAAGTTCCTAAGACAGGTATACAGCAAGGAGCAGGATTAGTTGTCTACTTGATAGACTATGCTAAATCTAGAGGTGTTTCTTTAGATCTAGTCGAAAATAAAATAAAAAATATTGATGTAAATCTTACAACTCGACTAGGCGGTTTTGTTGATAAAGCTCAGCAGAAATATCTGTTAGACAGCAAGAATCCAAAATCTACTTCTACAGGAGTTTATATTCCTGCAGAAAACTACGACATTATTTTTAATGTAAGTGCTCCTATTTCCACTATATCATACAGTGGTGTGATCATAGAAAAAACATTAAACGGTTGGTATGTTACAGGATATGATGATCTTCATCCATACTTTCCTTATTACGAACCGTTGGCTAGTCAAGGTGATCCATTAATCTCTGTTGGCGGAGTGAGCGAAACATTTTCAGATTGGACGCTAGGAACTTCTTATGCTAACGGTGTGATCGTTAGAAACAACAACACTTATTATAGGAGTTTGATCACTCATACAGATTCATCTGCGGATGATCTAAACAACAAGACTATATGGAAGAAACTTCCTAAACTTCCTTTAGTTGGAGCAGTTGAAGCATTCAAGAGAAGAAACTTCAACTTCTCGGCAGTTAGCAAAATGAGCTATGGAACAGAGATAAATGAAATCCAAGACATAGTTAACTTCCTACTAGGATACGAAGCCTATCTCAAATCTAGAGGATTTGTATTTGAAAATTATGATCCTGATAATCAAGTAAGCCAAGACTGGACCACTAGTTGTAAAGAGTTCATGTTCTGGACCAGACATAACTGGGCTATAGGATCGATTATCACATTAAGTCCAGCCTCTCAGAAAGTCTATATAAAGACTCCTGTTGGAGTAGCAGACAACCTGTTAGATGGCTTTTATGATTATCAGGTATTAAAGAGTGATGGTAAACCTTTACAGCCACAATATATCAACGTGGATCGACAGTTCCAAGAAATAACTGTTGAAACTACCAATACTACAGAGGGCATATATTATATTAGATTATATTATGTTCTAAAAGAACACGTAACAGTGTTCAGTGATAAAACGGTGTTCAGTGACATCATCTATGATAAACCAACCGGATATAGACAGCAACGAATCAAGAGTCTAGGATTCCGTACCACTGACTGGTACGGCGATTATACAAGTCCGGGTTTCTTATTTGACAACGTTGATATCGCTGTATGGCAACCATTTGTAGATTATAGACTAGGGGATATTGTTGCTTATCAGCAATACTATTGGGTAAGCCAAGTTAATCAAGAAGGATCAGAATCTTTCAATACTAATCTATGGACTAAACTAGATACAGTTCCAGAAAAACAACTGTTATCAAACTTTGATTACAAGATCAAACAGTTTGATGATTATTTTAATGTTGAATCACAAGGCATTGGAGAAACTCAGCGAGAGCTTGCACGTCATACTGTGGGATATCAGTCTAGAGAATATCTACAGAATCTCGCAGAAGATCCAGTGACCCAGTTCCAGTTGTATCAAGGATTCATTAGAGAAAAAGGAACTATAAACTCTGTCAAGAAAGTTTTTGATAAAATAAGTCGCTCATCGGAATCGGCATTAGTTCTTGATGAAGAGTGGGCATTTAGAGTTGGACGCTTTGGTGGTGTTGATCAACTTAAAGAATATGAAATAAAGATAGAAAAATCCGAGTTTCCATTAAATCCTCAGCCTCTGCTGTTTGTAAATTCTATTCCGTCTGTTTCTAGCGATCGTTATTATAGAGTTATTGGCAGTGATTTTACTATCTCCCCAACACCTTATACTACAAACATAAATCCTTTAAGTCTAGAGGCAGAACCTGAAAACACAGCAGGATATGTAGCAACATCTCAAGTTGATTTTGCTCTATATAATGCAGACGCTATATTAGGTATAGACATTTCTACAGTTTCTGAAGGCGCACATTTTTGGCTTACATTTTATTCACCTGATTGGACCGTATGGAGATTCTCAGAAGCTGCAAACCTCAAGGTCGTTGATGCTGTAAAATCTGGGTTAACTGTTACTGTTACAATGAATCGCCGCCATGGGTTGACTGTGGGCGACATTGTAGGCTTTAGATCGATTCCTAACCTAACAGGATTTTATAAGATTACTGAAGTCAGTGATATGACTATTAGCGTTACTGTTACTCCTGCAGCACAGGATCCGGTTATTGACGGCAGCACAGTTACCAATGTAGGATTGTTTACTGAAGTTAGATTTGATACCTACGACATGGTTGATCCTGAAAAAGTAGCTTTGTGGAAAGAAGGATCTACTCTATGGGTTGACGATAATGGTAGCGGGCTGTGGGAAGTTATTAGAAAAACCAAACAATATTCTTTTGGAGAAATCAGTGAATATGGTTTAACATCACCACTGAGAACTGGTGCAGCAGTCTTTTATGATAATAGATCAAAAGAATCTATAGTTGGTATTCCGGGATCGGGCTATGCCGTTGTTTATTCTGATATTAACGGTGCATTGACTCCTAAGCAGATATTATCACCGCTGATCGAGTTTAGAACATTATCAATAGGATCATTCGGTCAGGCCATTACAGTAAGTCCAGACGGTCAATGGTTGGCTATTGGCGTTCCCTTAGCCAGTGGTGTTAAAAATACATATCTAGGACCATTTAGTTCTACAAAGAGTTATGCTCTTGAGGATGTTGTCCTTTATGATGATATTTTATGGACACCTAACAAGTTTGTGTCACCTGATGGCAGCACTTTAACATTTAACACAGAAGATTGGGACCGAGCAACAAACATTGAAGCCTATGGAGAAGCCAGGGGAGATGGATTCTCAGAACAGGGAATGATTGTTCTTTATACAAGGACATCTCAAGGTTGGGATTATTATAAAACTTTTGCAAGCCCAAGACCGGCAGCCGGGGAACTATTTGGTTCATCTATTAAGATGGCCAAGAGCGGTACATCATATTCGATGATAGTGTCAGCTCCTGGATCTTTAGATGGCATCGGTCGAGTTTACGTATACAGTCATAACGGAACTGGATGGGAGATTGGCGAGATTCTTCCATCTGAACTAGCATTGAACAACTCACTAGTTCAAGATAGATCTACTATGGCTCACGGTATACTTAACAGTGATGTTGAAATGCTAAAGATAGGAGACCAGTATGGCTCGGCGATAGCCATGAGCTATACAGGTGATATTATTGCAGTTGGCGCTCCGTTTAGTGATGGACAGGTTTTTGATCAGTACAGAGGTGTGTGGAATTCTACTACAGAATACTTCGAAGGTGAAGTAGTACAGTATGAAGGATTGTACTATAAGTTAGCTCCAGACACATCAGATTCCACATATACTAATACCGGAACCAATCCGACAACATTGCCGTGGGTGTCTATTGGCGATAGTACGATGAATCCATCTGGAAAAGTTTTTGTTTACAAAAAAGAATCAACCGGTTACAGATTAGTGCAGACTATTGGTGCAGATAATCTTTCTGAGTACAGCGATCTTTCTAAAGTAGAAACAATAAATGTAGGCGATCAGTTCGGTGCATCATTGGATTTAGATTGGTCAGGAACTACATTGGTTATCGCTAGTCCGCTGGGAGATATAAATCTACAGAATCAAGGTTCGGCCTATGTATTAAGATTAACAAACAATATTTTTAGAGTAAAACAAAAACTAGAAAGTTTTGAAGATTATCCTAATGAATATTTTGGACAGAGCATCTGTATAAGTGGAAATACAGAAAAAATTGTTATTGGAGCAAAGAATACTCCTTATCATGAGTCGGTTACATTCTTTAGCAAGGATGAAGGAACTACTACCTTCGATCACGGAGCTACAAGATTTAGTAAAGATTATGGTTTTGCCGGAGCAGTTTACGTATTCGAGAGAAAAGCAGATGTTTATTTCTTAGCTGAAAAACTATCTGCTGATCTGTCATCGAACGAATCTTTTGGTTACAGCGTGTATTGTACACCAGATAACATTTTAGTTGGTTCTCCTGATTATTATTCTAACGTATTAAATCAAAAGACCGGTCATGTGAGACTGTTCAAGAAACTAGAAAATGTAAATTCTTGGGAGATCCTATCGCAAAGAAGCTTAGTCGTTGATATAGAAAAGTTAAAGAGCATTTCTCTTTACGATGATGTAAACAATAAAAAAATACAAGATCTGGATATAATCGATCCAGCTAAGGGTAAAATATTAAACGAAGCAGAACAAGAGTTAACTTTCAAAGTTCCTTACGATCCTGCTGTGTATTCTATTGGTACAGACTTACAAACAGTTATACCATCGCAAGAATGGACTGATCATCATGTAGGAAAACTATGGTGGAATACATCTACAGCTAAGTGGATGTACTACGAACAAGGTGATACATCTTATAGAGTAGGAAACTGGAGTAGACAAGTTCCTGGTTCTAGCATCGATGTTTATGAATGGGTAAAGACCAAACTGTTGCCTAGTGAGTGGGCCGCATTAGCAGATACAAACAACGGAATAGCCAACGGTATCTCAGGACAACCTTTATATCCTAACGACGATGTCTATTCTCAACGTATTCTATATAATGCGTCGACTGGTGCGGCAACAGAAACGTACTACTATTACTGGGTAAAAAATAAAACTATTTTACCTACTAATGTTATAGGCAGAAATATATCAGCATCAACAGTGGCTTCATATATTAATAACCCTATTGGTTCGGGAACAGCATTTGTAGGCATAGCAGCAGAAAATACTCTTTTGTTGTATAACTTCAAATCGATTATTTCAACTGATTATGCTTTGTTGAATATAGAGTATAAGAAAGATACTAGTTCGTTAAACCCTGTACACAACGAATACCAGTTGATTAGAGAAGGGTCAACTCAAGGTGTTCCGTCTTATAAACTTGAAACCAAATGGATCGACAGTCTTGTAGGATACGATTCTGTTGGTAATAGAGTTCCTGATCCGGGACTGCCTGCGAAATTAAGATACGGAATCGAGTTTAGACCTAGACAAGGTATGTTTATTAACCGATTAACTGCACTAAGATTAACAGTCGATAATCTGAATGCATTCTTGTCAACGTATCCGTTGACAGATTCATTGGACTTTACGTACCTAAATCTAGTCGATCCTGCCCCTAACAGCCAACTAAATCTCTATGATGTAGCAGTTGACACAGATATCGATCTTGAAACCGTAAGCACTACTCGTGTAGAACCTGCGATTTTGCAAGTGAATATCATAAACGGACAGGTAGATACTATTGATATAGTAAGCAAAGGTTTTGGTTACAAAGTAGTTCCACCAGTAATCATTGACGGAGATGGTGAACTAGCAGCAGCCGAAGCAACTATAGATTCACAAGGCAGAATAATATCTGTTACGGTTACAACTAAAGGTAGAAAGTACAGTTATGCTTCTGCATCCATTAGACCTTTCTCAGTGTTGGTTAACAAAGATGCTACAGCCAATAACTTCTGGGGCATATATGCCTACAACAGTGATAAGAAGACATTCTATCGCACAAGAACTCAGGCTTATGATACAACTAGATATTGGAGTTTACAAGACTGGTGGTTGACCGGTTATTCATCAGTTGACAGAATAGTCAAAGAGATTCCTAATATTTCATATCTAGGGTTTGTTACCACCTATGTAGGCGATATGGTACGTATAAAAGAATACGCATCTGGCGGTTGGGCTGTATTGTTAAAAACTTCTGAAGGTAGCTCGAATCCGTCAGATGACTGGATGCTAGTAGGAAGAGAAAAAGGAACAGTTTTATTAGAACCTTCTCTATACGATCCAACAGTTGGCGGAATAGGTTATGATAATAACAAGTCATACGATACTGCATTTTATGATCTTGAAAACGCTAAAGAACTAAGAAATATTCTACGTGCAGTAAAAGATAATGCCTATAATCTAGGTTTCGGCGACCAATGGAGTAGTTTGTTCTTTGTAGCAGTTCGATATGTATTAACAGAACAGAAATATGTTGATTGGATGTTCAAGACTAGTCTTGTTACTGCCACACATAATGTTGGAGCTTTTGAGCAGAAGTTAAACTATAAAAATGATAACCTTGCGAGCTTCCAAGATTATATCAACGAAGTTAAACCATATAGAACAACAGTGAGAGAATACATTAGTAGGTATAATACCCTAGAAACAACAGGACTATCTACTTCTGATTTTGACCTTCCACCTGCATATAATGTATCTGAAGGAAAAATAACATCAGTAACAGAAACCCAAGAAACGATTCAGAGATATCCATGGAAATGGTGGCTCGATAATCATAGATATTCTATAACTGAGATTAGGTTGTCTAATCCGGGATCAGAATATAATTCACCGCCTACAGTTATTATTGACGGCGACGGAACCGGCGCAACTGCAAAAGCCTACATCTCAAACGGATCTGTGTCTGGTGTTGAGTTGTTAACTGCTGGCTCAGGATACACAAGAGCTTCTATAAAACTAGTTGGCGGCAACGGAAACAGCACCGATATAGCAACAGCAATACCGGTACTTGGTGATTCTAAAACTAGGACATTTAATCTTTCATTGAGATTTGATCGAGTTAATAAAGAATCTTCTTATTCTACTTTTACAAAGACAGATACTTTTGTTGCTGAAGGAAACAATGCTGTTTTTAAACTCAGCTATGCACCATCTAACAATAAGAATAAGATCAACATTTTAAGAAATGGTAATGTTGTTTATAAAGATGAATATTCTGTAAAGATTTATAAAGAAGGTATAGACAACTACTCTTTATTAAAAGGATCGGTAATCTTTGTTTCAGCTCCAAACAAAGGTGACAATATCGTTATTACCTACGAAAAGAACGATGAGTTATTGTATGCTGTTGACAGGATAAACAAATATTATCTAACAGAATCATCATCGCCTACTGCTTCTGGAATGCTAGGAAAAGAACTTAATCAGTTAATGACCGGTCTAGACTTTGGTGGCGTCCAAGTACAAGGAACAACATTTGAAGTCACTGGTGGTTGGGATGCTCTACCTTGGTTTTCTGACAGCTGGGACAGTGTAGAATCATCAAATGACATTTATTTTAGGGCAGATGGAAGTACGGCATCGTATACTTTTGATGCACCTCCTGCTGCTGGCCAAATTTATAACATCTATATTAAGAGAAATGGTGACACACAGTTTATAAGAATAGACGATCCATATTTTAACCCTGCGCAAGATAGTTCTATGCAGACTAATCCTCATGCAGAAATACCTACCTTTATAGGGGATGGATCGACTTCTGTGATAATGCTAACTCCTTATTTGAGTTTAAATGCAGGTGATACATTGGTATTCAGACAAATCGAAAGTGATGGTTCTGTTACTATTAATGATTCCAACATTTTAGACACAAAGATAAGTGGTGGCACATTAGCTGCTATGAGCGGAGCATATTCAACTGCTTCAGGTACTGCCGCAGAAGAAATAGTTCTAGAGGGTGGTAAATTTATAAGTCCTGAACAAGTTCCTGCACCTGAAGAAAATGTTCCTGGACAGGTACTAGATAGTCTTTCTATAAAAGTGTTTAATAACACAAGGTCGGGAGCCACTCCTCTTAACCACAGGACTATCTATTCAGATGGAATAACTTTAACTTATAAGATAGGACAAAAAATAATCGAAAATAGCTCTTTGTTAGTCTATATCAATAAGATTAAGAAAACAGAAACTATAGATTATTCTATCGATTATAAAGATCAAGAAATAACTTTAAACAGCCTAGCACCTGCGGGAAATATTATTGAAATTATTTCTTTAGGTATTGGCGGCCACAATCTTTTAGATTATCAAGAGTTTGTAGCTGATGGTGATACTAGTTTATTTTTAACTGATGCAAACTATACAGATACTACTTCAATATTTGTAACAGTAAATGGAATCTATAAGGAAACAGCATTCGTCAACAGTACAGGAGTTGTTGATTCTCAAAATAGAACATTGGTCCAGTTTGGTATAAAACCAACTCTAGGTGATGTAATATCTATACTTGTTTTAGGTTCTGAAAACGGTAATGTATTAGACGGATACGGTGTAGTAAGGATCAATCAACAAGTGTTTAACTATGAAGGAAGTACAAGAACCTTTAGTTTAAATCATTCTGTAACTGAAGATCCTAAACTAGTATCTCAGATCGGTGCCAACTTTAATAATGTTCTTAACGCATCGGCCGCGTCATCGATGATAGTCGAAGTTAACGGAAAAGCATTAAAGGGACCCGATAGTGTTTATTTTGTCTATGATGGAGTAACTAAAGATTTTGTTCTAGGAGAAGATCCTTACACCGGCCCGGGTGCTGTACTAACTAGCAACATTTCTGTTTATATTAACGATGAACTTAAGACTTTTATTCAAGATTATGTCTATGATGGTACTTCTAAAACTATTACTATCACAAAATCATTGACTAAAGGTGATGTTATTAAAATAGAAACAAATTTTATATCTGATTATAAAATAGAAAACAATAGTCTAGTTTTATTAGATACAATATCATTAGTTGACGGTGACACTATTGGTGTTACATGGTTCAACGAATATACTTCGATGGATCTAATCTCAGACGAATATACTGGTGGTAAGGTACAATACCGACTCTCTCACAGCCCTATATCAGTAAGCTATGTATGGGTTTATAAAAATGGAGATAGATTGTCACAAGATGTTGATTATTATGTAGATCAAGATCGATCATTGATATATCTCAAGAACAAGACTACTGAAGATGATAATATAAAAATTCTTTTATTTGGGTCTCAGATCTATAGATTACCTAGTGGATATGAAATCTATAAAGACATGTTAAATGTCTACCACTTCAAGAGGTATTCACAAGGAATGGATGTTGTACTGGCAAAAGATTTGAACTATTTTGACACCTCACTAGAAGTTACAGATTCTACTGAACTTTCAGATCCTATTCCTTCTAGAAATATTCCTGGAATAATAACCATAAACAACGAGCGTATTGAGTATCTATCTAAGGTTGGAAATGTTCTTTCTAAACTCAGAAGAGGAAGCCTAGGAACATCGATAGCTACATTGCATGCCAAGGGCAGCTATGTCGTTGATGTAGGTATCAAGGAAACAGTTCCTTATAACGAAACGCAAGATCGTACAGATTTTACCAGCGATGGGAAATCAGACGATTCTACTATAGGAACAGCTCAAACAATCGGACCGTTAGAGTTTACACCTAGCAAAGGAACTAGATCAATATGGTATAAAAATACCATCCCATCAGATTTTGGGCCTTGTGATCAGATAGAAGTATTTGTAGGCGGCCGCAGACTGCGTAAAGATCCCTTACAGGTATTTGATGAAACTCTAGGAGCCGAAGGATCCGGAAAATACAAGACTCTTGAAGCAGAGTTTAGTGTTGACGGAACCACCCCTTACATAAGACTAACCGAAACAGTTCCAGCAAATACGCTGATAACTGTCATCAGGAAACTAGGTAGAACTTGGTATGATCGAGGCGAAAATACCGTTACTAGAGGCGTTACGCTGCTAGAAAACACAACTCCGATCGCTAGATTCATAGCAGAAAAGACTACTAAAATACCTGAATAAATACTGATATGGAACCACAAGAGACTAACATGACCGAAAACCAACAGCAAAAAACTGATGCTCAGCCCAACGAAATTGGAGGTTTCCATTTTGAAGGGCATATCAAGATCTATGATCCGCAAAACGGCGAGATATTCGTAGATAAGCGTAATGCTATTCATTATGAAAATATGTCTGTAGCGATGGTACAGAGTTTATCAAACCAGGGATTGGGTACTATCTATCAAATGGATTTTGGTAACGGCGGAACAACCGTCGATCCTACAGGACTCATAACTTATCTTACTCCGAATACTATCGGTGTAAACTCTAGTTTATACAGCAAAACCTATCAAAAAATAGTAGATCAGCAAGCAGCAATCAACTCAGATCCTGTTCGTAATAAGATGGAAATACGTCATATTAGTGGAGCCACTTACTCGGATATTGTTGTTAGTTGTTTATTAGATTACGGCGAACCTACTGATCAGGAAGCATTTGACAACTCTGTGGATTTAAGCGGAAACTTTGTTTTTGACGAACTTGGTCTAAGAAGTTACGATCCTAGCGGAACAGGTAAACTTCTTACACACGTGGTATTTCACCCCGTACAAAAATCTTTGAATAGGTTATTACAGATTGATTATACAATACGTATTCAGAGTCTAACTGGATTCACTGGAGCTTAATAAATGCCATATAATGTAACCAGTACTGATAAAACAAAGATTATCACTGTCTATGACAATACGTCAGACACTTCTAGCACCAGTCTAACATTTCCTGGTAGAAATGTAACAGGATACGGTCAAACTATAGCAGAAAACTTTCTACATCTACTAGAAAATTTTGCCGCTGGAACCGAACCAGTTAACCCTACAGTGGGTCAGGTTTGGTACGATACAGTAAATGCACAGCTCAAACTTTACGATGGTGATTGGAAAGCAGCTTCAGGAATACAAAAAGGTCCTTCTGAACCAAGTGTAGAAACAGCCAAAGTTGGTGAGTTATGGATTGACACAACCAATCAACAGTTAAGAATCTTCACAGGTGCTAGATGGATTCTTGTAGGTCCTGCAGAAAGTTCAGTTGATGGTCTAAGATACGGACCGGCTGTAGAAGCTATATCAGATAGCGACAACGTAACAAGAAATATTTTAGTTTTCTATATCGCTGATGTACCTATCATCATTGTAAGTAAAGATAGTTTTACACCAAAAGTAAACATTCCAGGGTTTAGTCCGACAGCAATAAATCCCGTACCTATACATTCTGGTATCAACATCCATATCCCAGATGCAACAACACAAGATAAATTTCAAGGCGGGTACATTCCTAAACTTTTTGGAACAGCAAAAAATGCGGACGCACTAAATGTCGGTGGTACAGAAGTTGCCGCCGGTAAGTTTTTAAGATCGGATATTTCTAATACAACAGATTATGGGATCATTATTCGAAGCAATGAAGGTTTAACTCTAGGTGTTAACAGTGATTTCCGTATATCTAATGACAATACATCAGCATCGATTTACAACTCTAAATCGGGAAGCTCTTTAGATTTACAAACTAACAAAGACGGAATACCAAACACAGTCCTTCGAGTTAAAGGAACGTCTGTAGGTGTTAATGTTTTAGCGCCAGAAGAAGCTCTTGATATTGACGGTAACCTACAAATAACCGGTTCAGTTATTATTAATAATACCACACAGAGTACTAATCTTTCAAACGGAAGTTTAAGAACACTTGGTGGCATTTCTGTTACAAAGAATGTACTGATCGGTACTGATCTAACAGTATCAGGAACATCCCAGTTAGGTGGAGTAGTTCCATCGGCAACAGAAACATTTGACCTGGGCTCGACAAGCAAGCGTTGGAAAACTGTGAGAGCAAAAACTATCGTTGCTGATGAAATACAAGGTATCTTGAATGGTAACATTAGTGGTAACGCCAACACAGCAACCAGTTTGAGAACAGCAACAACTTTTAAACTTGAAGGAGACGTCATTAGTCCTTCGATCTCTTTTGATGGGCAAGTGGGGGGTTCTACAAAAATATTTGTTACATCGCTGACATCAAATATTATCAGTAGTAAAGATTTTCCTAATCCTAACTATTCTAACGCTGAGGATTTAGTATTAACCTATAGACCTAGCTTGGCAGGACAAGGTGGAGCTAGCGGTCTTCTCAAACAGACTAGAAATACTTTTATCGGAGATCTAGGTGTTCCTATAGGGACTATGTTCCCTTATGCAGGACAACTTCCACCATACGGATATTTGTTCTGCGATGGATCAGAAGTAGAGCGTGTAAAATATCCAGATCTTTATGACATCATTGGAACGACTTATAATGGATCCACAGCACTAGTTGGTGTAGGAACATTTAGACTTCCGGATATGCGAGGACGCTTTGCTCTTGGCAGAGACAATATGGATAATGCTCAGAGTGTTCCAAACTCATTGGGCGGGTTTACTGATGCAGGCGGCGGCACGGCTGGTCGAGTACCTGACATCAAGGCACAAAGCATCGGCGGCTCTGCTGGTCAGAGTTCAGTTACATTAGACCTGTCAAATCTTCCAGATCACGAACATTCTATGTTAGTAAATGGAATACAATATTCTGCAGTCAGAGTGGATACTGCTATTAACTCTCCTGCAACAACTGGCCTTGGACCGAACGTACCTGGTGGCGCACAGTATCTTAATACTACAGGAGGCATTAAGAAACCAACAGTTGATTATACATTAAAACAGGCAGTTGGTATAATGAATCCATATCTAACCGTGAACTACATTATTAGATCTGGTCCTCCGGCATTTACAACAACTACAACCTAATAGGGCAAGAACATGGCGTATCAAGTTAACAGAACAGACGGATCAATAGTAGCTGTAGTTGCAGACGGTCAAATCGATACATTATCGACTGATCTTACTTTGATCGGAAAAAACTACAGCGGCTTTGGAGAAGCCCTTAATGAAAATTTAATAAAACTTCTAGAACATTTTTCAGGAAGTACAAAACCATCACATCCTATACGAGGACAGATATGGTTTGATACCGCAGAAGGAAAACTAAAGGTTTATACAGGAACTAGTTTTGTTCCCGTGAGCTCTGCTACTATTTCGAGTACCCAACCTTCGACGTTGGGTGTTGGTGATCTTTGGTTCAATGATGTAGACAAACAACTATTTTTCTATGACGGTACTAGCACGATATTGTTAGCGCCTGCTTATTCAGTGACTCAAGGTGTAAGTGGTCTAAAGATTGAAAGTATATTAGATACATTAAATCAAACTAGAGTTATTACATCATTGTATAATAACGGAATTTTACTTGGAATATTTGCTAAAGATTCATTTACTCCAAAGAATGCTATCACAGGGTTTTCAGGCAGCATTATTCCTGGTTTCAATGCAGGTACACTAACCGGATTAAAGTTTAATGTAACGGCCACTAATGCTGAAAACTTAAATGCAGTTCCAGCCGCTAACTATGTTCGAACAGATACTGCGAACTCGATGCAAGGGCAGTTGAAGATTACCACAGACCTTGGTATTATTATCGGTAGTGCTGACCAAGCGACATTGCGAGTTACCAATGGTGATGTGATATTAGCTAACTCTGCATCTAATAGAGATTTGTTTATTAATGTACGTAAAGACATTACAGCCGAAACAGGCATTAGGATATCAGGATCGACAAGGACGATTGACATATATCCTAATCAACCAGAAAGCCAAGTTAATCTTGCAGGTAATCTAACTATCGCTGGCAATCTAACAGTAAATGGTGACACTACTACAGTCAACGTTTCCACAGTAACGGTTGAAGATAAAAATATTGTATTGGCAAAAACTACGGGAGTCTTACCTACTGATGCAAATGCTGATACAGGTGGCATGATAGTACAAGGTGCTACAGCACATGTCTTTGTTTGGTCAGATGGCGGAGCAGCCGCGGGTTCAAATAGTTCAGAAGCTATTGCTGGAGGATATATTGATGCGTTGCCTGCTTTATACAGTAAAGCATGGAATAGTTCAGAACATATCAATCTCGCAGCAGGAAAATATTTTGCTATCGACGGAGTTCCAGTTTTAACAGGAAACTCGTTGGGAGCTAATATTACTAGTATTCCTGGGGTTACATCATTTGGTACACAGTCTGTAGTTAATATTGGCCCAGGTGTTCCACCTGTACCTTATATGAAGTTGGAAGATAATAGGATTTCTACACTTCAAACCGACCAAGATTTAGAGATAGCACCTAATGGGAATGGAAATATAGCCCTTCAAGGTTATCCAAGAATCACAGGTATGGGAGATCCGGTCAGTGCCCAAGATGCTGCGACTAAAGAATATACAGATAATAGATTAGAAACACGTCCGGTAGCATTAAGTATTGATCTTTCAGATGGTAAAGATAACTCTTACATCATCACAAATATTTTGAATAACGTTGCGCCACCTGCTGATTTTAGAAATGGAGCCGTTGCTAGAGTCTTATGTAATATTCTAAGTCCTCAGTCTACTACATTAGATATAAATCCCTTGCTCAATCAGAGTACGGCTACATTTAATACTCCGACAGGTACAGCTCCAGCAGTTACAAACGTTGCTATTAACACAGCAATCATTCCGCCTAGCACAATTTCAGTTACACGTATCGTTAAGATATTCCAGATTATCGCAAATAACTGGCAGTTTGTAGGCGACACAGTATTACCACCATAATGAGATCGGAGCGCATAGAACATGTCTTACATTATTAACAGATATAACGGCCAGCAGCTTGTTGTTCTACAAGATGGAACGTTAGATACAACTACTAGCATTGGGCTAGTAGGTAAAAATTATATTGGCTATGGCACACAACAGAATGAAAACTTCTTATATCTGTTAGAAAACTTTGCCAATGATAAACCGCCACTGAGACCTATTAGCGGACAAACATGGTTTGATACATCAAATAATACCATGAATGTGTACAATGGTACTGAATGGCACCCTATTGGCGGGTCAGTGCAGGATACAGAACCAGAAAATCCAGCTCCAGGAGCTCTATGGTTAAAGACTCCTATCAATCAACTTTATGTATTCAACGGCGATGAATGGGCATTAATAGGTCCTGAAAACGTTGAAGGCTTTGGCGCAATGACCAGAGCCATATCTACAGTATTATTTGACTCTAATAATAACCCTCATCCTGTAATAGAGCTGTTAATAGCGGGCGAAGTTATTGCTATAGTATCCGGTGCGGCCTTTACTATTAGACCTGATGTTGGTATTTTAGGTTTTAACAATCTCATTAAAGGTATCAATCTAGCAGAGTTTGTTAAACTTAAAGGGGATATAGTAGGTCTTGCCGACAGAGCTTCAAGATTAGAAACACCAAGAAAAATCAACGGAGTATTTTTTGACGGGCAGTCTGATATAACTATTACAGCATCAACACCTGGCATACTAAAGAAAGGTAGTTATATTACAGGTAGCAACTTTAATGGTAGTACTGATATTACCTGGGGTGTAGATGCTAGTCCAAATAATGTTATAGGCAAAGTTGTTGCACGTGATACCGCAGGAAACTTTTCTGCAAACAGAATCACAGCAGATTTAACAGGTAACGTCACTGGTGATGTTACATCAACCGGCATCAGCGATTTTAATATCATTACAGCCAATGAGTTTAGAGGTGCAGTATTAACTGGTAATAGCTATACTGCAACTAGATTACAAACCGCGAGGACTATAAACGGAGTCCTCTTTGACGGTTCAGCTAATATTGATGTAACTGTTGATGCAGAAAATTTAATCGGTACTGATCTAAATACAGGCATAATCAACTCAAATCTTACCAAGGTTGGGTATCTAAATGAGTTGTCAGTTCAGGGATTTGGGGGCATTAAACTAGGTAACGGCAGCACAACCAACTTTAGCCTATTAGTTGATGGATCTATTGGTAAAATTAAAGCAAACACAGAGTTTAATCTATCGATACAAGACATAACGATTTCAGGCAGCTATCCTACATTGAGATTAACTCCTAGTGCAGTGACTATTACCGAAGGGGGTGCATCTTTACCTGCGATTATTCCTGATACAGATGGTGGTTGGTTGCTAGGAACACCTAATAAAAAGTTTGGAGACTTGTACACTGCCGATGTATACGGTACAGTTTTCCATGGTGATATTACAGGAAATGCTCCTACAGCTGATCACGCTATAAACGCAACGAATCTTGATAGCGGCCAAATCGGTTCATTGCCATATCAGTCTGGACCAGGCACCACAACGATGCTGCCGCCAGGACAACCGGGTCAGGTATTGCAGACCGCAGGTACAGGAAATCCTCCATTTTGGGGAGCAGCTTTTGTTCGTGGTATGATCATGCAATGGTATGGAGCATCTAATGCCGTACCTAGTGGATGGGGCTTGTGCGATGGTACAAACGGAACCCCAGATTTACGAAACAAGTTTGTTGTTGGTGCAGGAAGCACTTATACAATGGGTACTACAGGTGGTTCTACATCATCAACTAACAATGTAAATCTTACTTTTACAGGTACAACATCGGCAGCAGGAGCTCACAGTCACGGTGGTTCTACTGGCAGTACTGCGCTAAGTGCTGCTATGATGCCCGAACACTATCATAACTTTACAGACGTTTACGCGATCGTCGGTGACTACGGTCTTGGAGGCAGTACAGCCTCGGCATATGATAGAAATGGAACATACATCTATCCTAGCTTTTACGCTGGAAACGCTAGTGACGGAGATCGAGACAACGGATATTATGGGTTTCCAAGCAGAACTGATACAGCAGGTGGCGGGCCAACAGGAGCTCCGCACAATCACAGCCTTAGCACTGACGGAAATCACAATCACAGTATAACAGTAACAGCAAACAGCGGAGATATTGTGGTACAAACATTACCGCCCTATGTAGCATTGTTTTACATAATGAAACTCTAATAAATATAACGAATAAAGGTGGAGCAGCCCAATGGCATATACAATTAACAAATTTAACGGTTCTTTTTTAGTAACCGTACAAGACGGAACCGTAGATACTAGCACAGATCTTAATCTCGTAGGTAAAAACTACGCCGGTTACGGTGCTATTGAAAACGAAAATCTTGTTTATCTTCTAGAAAACTTTTCAAACACCAGTCCCCCTCCAAAGGCACTAACTGGACAAATATGGTATGACAGCGGAAATAAGAAGCTGAAGTACTATGACGGTAGCAAGTTTAAAGTTGCCGGCGGTGCTGAAACCGGATCATCTGCTCCATCCGGACTAGCAACAGGCGAGTTTTGGTTTGATACTAGTGCTAAACAGCTATACACATGGTCCGGAACTGAATATGTATTGATTGGTCCGCAGGCTAGTCCAGAACTAGGAACAAGCTCAGTAACTTCTCAGGTTGTCAAAGACGACACAAACGCTAACCAAACGATATTAAAGATCATTGCAGGCGGCAAAGTAATGGCCGTCGTTAGCGAATCTGAGTTTGTGTTAAACAATGTTAATCCGATTACAGGATTTTCTCTAATCAAGAAAGGCATTACTTTAGTTAATACTAACTCTAATGGTATTACTACAACCGGTACAGCATATTTCTGGGGTACCGCTAGTAATGCAGTTAGCTTAGGTGGTGTTGAAGCGACAGAATATATTAGAAAAGGTAGCATTACATTTGATCAAGATGTTACTTTTCAGAATGCCGGATACTATGTAGGTAACAGTAAAGACCTATATGTACATATTGGTACTAACGTACAAGGTAATACCAGTTCGCTACTAGAAAGTATCAATAATGGAAATCCAGTAACTATTCGTATCAACTATAACAACTCTGCAGAAGACGTTGCTATCTTTGATAATACTGGAATGATTCCAGGTGCAGATAATGCTTATACAATCGGTAATACTGGGTATAGATGGTCCGATGTTTATGCCACTACTTTCCATGGCAATCTAACAGGAAATGTCACAGGCAATAGTACTGGAACACATACAGGAACAGTAGCGGCTGTTGACGCGACTATTTTAGTTAATGGTTCTACTAAAGAAATAGGATATACCGGTGCTACTATACGTGGTAATCTTGTTGGAACTGTATCTGGTAACGTTACAGGTACAGCTACTAACGCAACAACTCTTACAAACTTTGTTCCTAGCACTTCGTTACCTAGTAGTATTGATAAAACATCGATTCCTGTTAGAAATAGCAGCGGAAATATCATAGCTAATCAGTTTGTTGGAACTGCTGATAAAGCAGATCGTATCAAGATCGATGACACAGCTATCGATTCTGATCCTAACTACAAAACAGCAAAAACAACAGCAACAGGAAGTACCATTGCAGCTAGAACATCCGGCGGTAATCTAGTAGCTGTGTTATTTGATGGTACTGCAACAGCAGCACGTTACGCTGACCTTGCAGAAAAATATTTGCCAGACCAAGAATATGCACCTGGCACAGTAGTTACAATCGGCGGCGATGCAGAGATTACACAAGCCAGCGGTGGGGATAGAGCCATTGGTGTTATTAGTACAAACCCAGCCTATATGATGAATAAAGACCTCGAGGGTGGTGTTTATGTCGCACTAAAAGGTCGTGTACCTTGCAGAGTGTTAGGCCCAGTTTCCAAGGGCGATGACATGTGCCCGGGACCAAATGGTGTAGCAGTTTCAGATAGATTTGGAGATAAAAAAGTGTTTGGGGTCGCCTTAGAATCGAGCGATGATGAAGGCGAAAAAATCATTGAAGTATTGGTGTTATAATGAGCGGAGCAGTTGGATCACAGATTGCTGCGGTAGACTATACTAGCATTCGTGCTAAGATTATAGCTCTTTTAGGCACCGGATCAGCAGATAAAGGGTATGGACAGACTGTTTACAGTGCTGATGTAACCAGCGGCCAAACCGCAACCAAAGCACAGTGGGATGCCTTAAGATATGATCTCATGTCTATCAAGTTTCACCAAGATGGTGTGATGCCATCTATAGTGGAAATACAGAAGACTGATCCAATAAGATACGGTGCAGGTAATCCAAATACTGATTATGATAATCTCGCAGATCAGGCCACACTTACTAGATTCAATGTCGGACTTGGACAGTTCGCGGTAACTAGCAAAGCCAATGCCACTTATACAAGTTTATGGTCGATTGAGGCAACAGCAACGCTAACAGTGACATTTGCCAATGCAAATCAAGGAAGATATTTTTTCAATAGCGGCGGAAGTATACGTTTAACATCAACAAGGACCGGCGGTGTAGCAACACTACAAAATGCAGCATGGACTAGCATACTTTCTTCAGTAGGAACGATAGCTTTTGATGCAGACAAAACAAAACAACTAAGCTATTATACTTTAACAAATAACTATCAGCTGTTTAAATATCTAGCTTCTAGTGCTCCTTATTCTAATAGCTATTATCAGGTAGAGGCAAAATGTGATGTTGCTAATAATATCAACGGAACTGCCACACAGATAATATTCAAAATCAGGTGGGTTGATGCATACGTCGATCCTGACGTGCTCACTGGTTATGTGAATCCTCCGGGCGATGGTGTAGATGGTACACTATCTTTAACAGTAGAGGAAGCCAAAGCTGCTGGAACACTATTTCCTACAGGAACATTTAGTATCGTAAGTCCTACATATTCGCTATCTTCGATTACCGCTACCTGATAAAGTAAATATTACCATGGCAGTTAATGATAAAATCAGTCAAGCAGACTACAATAGCATCCGAAACAAAGTAGTTCCTATAATAGGAACAGGTTCTAGTAACTCTGGGTATGGTCAGTTTGTTGTCAGTTCTGCTGTCGCAGAAGGGCAGAAAGTTTCATACAACGATTGGATGAAGCTTGGATATGACATCATAAACTGTTATAAACATCAACAAGGAACCAATCCTGCAGTAGCGGTCGTGGCTGAAGGAAATACAATACGTTACAGCACTACATTTACTCCAGCTGCCACCGACTCTCCAGTTACACAGCTTGATTCGTGGGCTAACACCGTTGTTTCAAATAAGTTTACGATAGCCCCTAGCCAGTCTTATACGACCAATGTTGGCACGGTTACACAAACATGGCCGGGGGTATACGGAAATACTTGGTCAGTGCGTATTCAGTGTACAGTCACAGTTACATTTTCCAATGCAGATCAAGCTAGATACTTCTTCAACTCTGGCGGAGAAATAAGATTTACCTCTAGTCGCAGCGGAGGTCAAAATATTCCGCAAAATACATCTTGGACTAATCTATTAAGTTCGGTGGGCACAGTCGCTTGGGGCGGAAACAAGCCCGGTACTGGAACATCTCCTAACGATAATCTAAACTATTATAGATGCAGTAATATTTTTAGCAACTTCTATTCGGCGAGTGCAAGCACTCCCTATGGTTCTAACTCTTATATTCTGGCAGCTAGGACTCCTGGAATAGCCAACAATAGCTCAGGAACAGCCAGCAGCATTGAGTTTCAGATTACCTGGAACGATGCTCACGTAGGCGATTCTGGAGGTCCTGACTTTGTTGATGGAACTTTTAGTCTAAACGTTTCGACACTAGCTGCCTCGGGAACATTAGTTCCTGTTGGTGCAGGTAACTTCACTGTTTCGACTCCAGTTATAACAATCAACGCTATAACAACATAAATTTTCCTGGTTATCATAGCATAATAAATAAACTGCTATGTTAATCAGGAGAAACAATGGAAGAACAACTCAAGCAGGCTCTTGACTTTTCGAACTATCGTCAGAGCTTTTCTATCCAAAGAAAAACCCTCAAAGAAAAGATCGAAGCCAAACTCACCTATGGCGCATCTGGTGGAATCTTTAAGATTGATCAAACACTCATAGCATTTGTTAAGTTTTTGATCGACCAAGAAAGAACGCAAAATGTTCCGTTGATCGACGCTAACGGAAATCCTGTCTTAATCCCCGACCTTAATATTTTTATGAATGAAATATTAGATAGATATTTCACATCGGTCTACGAATATCACGAGCAATATCAAAATCTTAGAAAGAGTAGATCTGTAGAAAAGTTATTAGACCTATGACCAACGGTATTCTAATATTTGCTCATAACAATAGAGAAATAGACTATGCCCTTATGGCAGTGATAGCCGGGGGTCTAGCACGTAAACATCTTAATGTTCCTGCAACACTAGTGACAGATGCTTCTACATTAGAATGGATGGCAAAATCGGAAATAGTAGAAAAAGCCAAAGAAGTCTTTGAAGCGTTTATTATCGTTGAAAAACCTTTAACTGATAATCAACGTCGATTACATGATGGAAAATTTTCTGATGTATTAGTTCCGTTTGTTAATGCTAACAGAGCAAGTGCTTGGGATCTAAC